ATGGTTATTCGGAGGAAGAAGATAAAACTATGGGATACATTAAAAGAAACAAAACAGGTAATTATAATGCTGGAACTAAATTAATTATTCCTGGTAAAGGTATTCAAACGGTTAAAAAACCTCAGGGAAATAAAAAAAGTGATAAATAAGATTTATTGTAATGTTATTTACAATTAACATTAATATATTATGAGTGAAAATAAACTAACGGTATGGCAACGGTTATCCCAAACATTTGGACCCAATTCTCTTTTGGGGCAGGATTATCCTACGTACAAATATGATAAGAGTGAGTTATTAAAAACAACCTCTAAGTCTGAATATGATAGAGAAAAACTTCAGGCACAACAAACATATTATTTAGCAAACCAATGGGGTAGAATTGAAAATAATCTATATACACAGGCGGTTTACTATGAACCAACTCGTTTATCATCTTTCTACGACTATGAGTCAATGGAATTTACCCCCGAAATTGGTGCAGCTCTTGACATATATGCCGAAGAATCTACAACCATTGACCAAAATGGTTTTATGTTACAAATTTATTCTGAATCATCGAGAATTAAATCAATTCTTGGAGATTTGTTTAATAATGCTTTAGATATTAACACTAACTTACCTATGTGGATAAGAAACACTTGTAAGTATGGTGATAATTTTGTATATCTTAAATTAGACCCTGAAAAAGGTATTATAGGATGTATGCAATTACCAATCATTGAGATTGAACGATTGGAAGCGGGTATGGGAGCACACTCAACAGATTCAACAACCAATCCTGAAAAGAAACATTTGAAGTTCAAATGGAAACAAAAGGATTTAGAGTTTAATACTTGGGAAATTGCTCACTTTAGATTACTTGGTGATGATAGAAGACTTCCTTACGGAACTTCTATGTTAGAAAAGGCTCGTCGTATTTGGAAACAATTATTGTTATCTGAAGATGCTATGTTAATCTACAGAACATCAAGAGCGCCTGAAAGACGTGTATTTAAAGTATTTGTTGGAAACATGGACGATGCCGATGTTGAACCATATATCCAAAGATTTGCTAATAAGTTTAAGAGAAGTCAAACGGTTGACCATAAGACAGGTAATGTGGATATGAGATTTAATCAGATGGCAGTTGACCAAGATTATTTCGTTCCAGTTAGAGATACCGCACAAGCAAGTCCTATTGAGACATTGGCGGGAGCTCAAAACTTATCTGAAATTGCCGACATTGAGTATATCCAAAAGAAATTATTAACGGCTCTTCGTGTTCCTAAAGCATTTTTAGGTTTTGAAGAAACTGTTGGTGATGGTAAGAATTTATCATTACAAGATATTCGTTTTGCAAGAACTATTAACAGAATTCAGAAAAATATGATTTCTGAATTAAATAAAATTGCAATCATACACCTATTCATTTTAGGTTTTGAAGATGAGATATCAAACTTTAATTTAAGTTTAACAAATCCATCAACTCAAGCTGATTTGATGAAGATTGATGTATGGAAAGAAAAAATTCTTCTATATAAAGATATGGTTGCTGACCCTGGTAGTGGTATTGCAGCAGTTTCTATGTCATGGGCTAAGAAACATATTCTTGGATTTTCAGATGAAGAAATTAAACTTGATTTACAACAACAACGTATTGAAAGAGCTGTTGGTGAAGAACTTAAGAAAACTGCTGAGGTAATTACTCATACAGGATTATTCGATAATCTTGATAAGTTGTATGGTAAAAAGGAAGGTGAACCTGCTGGTGCTCCATCAGAAGGAGGGGCACCACCAGATGGAGGAATGGGTGATTTTGGAGGTGGTGAAAGTGCTCCACCTGAAGCTCCGGCCTCACCAGCTCCAGCACCACCTGAAGCAGCTCCAACAGTACCTGAAGGGTCGTATACTCGTAATTCTGAACTTAATATAATCTTAGAAAATACAGGAATGTTAAATGAAGATGAATTAATTGATTTAAATCGTGTTCAAGAATCTTTAGGGGAAATGGGTAATCAATTAGATAAACTACTTAAAGGTTGATATTTATATAAAAAAATATAAACATGAGATTCGGATTAATAAAAACATTAGTAGAAAATAAATTAATTGATTCCTTTGTTAAAGGAACTCTTAAAACTGATATGAGACTTTTTGAAAGAAAATTACTTAAAAATAGTGATTTTTGTAAATTAATGTCGATATATGATAATTTAAAAGAAAATAAAGAATTAGATAAAGAAACCGCAACTTATTTGGTTGATGATTTATCTAGTGAATTTAGACAAATTAAATTATCTGAAAATACAGTAAGTTTTATTAAAAGTTGGACTAAAGATATTGTTCTTGAAAACAAATACAAAACAATTGATGAATTATTTTATGGCGACTTATTAAAACCTGAAAAGAAATCAATTGCTAAAAAATCAATTGTTGAGTCTTTAGGTAAAAAACCAATAATTAAAGAAAGTAAAACTCAAAATGTCCCAATTAGTTCAATGTTAAAAGTTGCTAATAAGACTGCTGAAAAATATTTAGAAAACTTAACTGAATCTGAAAGAAATTCTGTTAAAGAAATTTTAACTGCTGGTGATGAAAATTTAAAGACAAAATTTACAGAATTAAAAGAAACAGCAATTAAAAAAATTGATACTCTTATTTCAGAATCAGATGAAGAATTAACTAAAGTTTTATTAGAAACAAAAGAAAGACTTACAAATACTAAACATTCTAAAAAAGAATATATTAAATTAATGAATTTAACTCAAAATTTATAATTCACTATTTTTTGAATTTTTATAAATAGCATTATTTAAAATCTGACGTTTCGTGTCAGATTTTTTTTTATACTCTTTCCTGTCTTGTAATTCTTTTATCATTTTAGTTTTTAAAACTTTTGATTTGAATTTTTTAAGGGATTTCTCAATATCTCCTTTATCAACTGTGATAATTAACATTTTTTTGACAACTATGCTTTTGTGTGTTATTATTAATGTATAAATAAACGAAGATATGAAAAGGTTGTAAATGAAAAAAGGAAAAAGTTGCTCTATCAAAGGGTATAAAAAAATAAAATGTTCTTATGGGACTGTGGATTCTAAAAATTTTAAATCAATATACTTAAACATTCAATCTTGGGTTGAACCCAAATCTATTGAGGACTCTTGGATAAGACTTGTGTCTTATTTTAATAAACAAATAAAAAATACTATCGGGGATTATATTGATGAGGAATTTTTCTATGACAATTTTATAGTTGATTTAGACTTACGAACTTCAGGAATTGCATTAAAGAAAAGGTCTTTTATGAATCTTGAAATTACTTTTTTTATTAAAAAACCTATGGATTTTAAATCTCTTGAAATAAAAAATTCACTTAAAAAAATTGTTAGTTGTTTAGAATATGATATTTTTAACAAATCTAATCATTTTAGTTTTCATTTAAGTAAAAACGATAAAATCAAAAAAGAAAGTAAAATAGAATTTGTATAGTATTTATCTATAAAAAGGTAAAATGCAAAATTACAAAATATTAGGTCCAAAAGAGACGGGAAAAGGTATTTTAATTGAGATGGACGCAGGTTATGTTTCTCCAACAGAAAAACATAATCAAACATTCTTACAAGAAAGTAAGGATTTTAAAGATTATTCTAAACCATTTGAATTTTATGCCGTTTTACAAAAATATAATACACCGAATAGAAACGGTAGAATATATCCCGAAAGAATTTTAAAAAGAGAGTCCGAAAATTATATAAAGAATTATATCGGTAAAAAAACCTCTTTATCTGAACTTAACCACCCTGAATCTTCATTGATAGATTTAGATAGAGTATCACACATGATTACAGAAATGTGGTGGGATGGTAATGTTCTATTAGGTAAACTATTACTTTTAACATCACCAGGGTTCCATGAAAGAGGTATTGTATCAACAAAGGGTGACCAAGCAGCAAACCTATTAAGACTAGGTGTAACATTAGGTATATCATCAAGAGGGGTAGGTTCTTTAAAAAAGGTAGGTGAAGAAAATGAAGTTCAGGATGATTTTGAATTAATTTGTTTTGACTTGGTGTCATCACCATCAACACCAGGAGCTTATTTATTTACTGAACCTGATGGAAGATTTGCGTTTGAGGAAAACCTAAAAGAAGAAAATGATATGAAAGCAGCAAGAACAGTTAACAAATCGCTTGATTTAATGGGAAGACTTACCGATTATTTAGGAAAATAAATAATTATGGAAATGGACGAAAAATACTTTGTGGCTAAAATCCAATACGATTTGCCAGATGAGAACACAGGAAAAATTAAAAAAGTAAGAGAAGAAAAACTTGTAAGAGGTTATTCTGTTACTGATGTTGAAGCTAAAGTTACTGAAGCTTACAAATCATTTAGTTATGATTGGAGAATTACTTCAGTAAGTGAAAGTAAAATTGACGAAGTGTTTGAGTAATCACAAAGTTTAAAAAGAATTTAAAAGGGGACATTTTGTCCCTTTTTTTATGCCAATTATATTAAAAAACTATTTTTTTAGAATATCGATATATTTATCAATAAAATAACGCACAAATGGCAGAAAAAAACTTAGTTGAAGAGGCATTAATCCAAATACAAAATTTGGAAGAAGCTATCAATGAAAACGCAAAAGAAATACTTCATTCTACAATGAAAGAAGAAATTAGCGAATTAGTAAAAGAGTCTATGAAAAATGAGGCTGAAGAAGAAGATGAATTTGAAATCGAAGACGAGATTGAATCAGATGATGAATCAGAAGAAGAAGATGAGTCTGAAGAAGACGAATCGGAAGAAGAAGAAGACGAAGATTCTGAGGAAGGATTCGATATGATGGATTTATCTGACATGGGTGATGAAGATGAAAATGAATTTGATGTTCAAGATTTATCTGACGAACCGATGTCGACAGTTCTTAAAGCATTCAAAGAAATGAAACCAACAGATTCTTTTGAAATCAAGAAAGAAGGTGATTTTATTCATTTAAAAGATGAAGAAGATGAATACCTTATTCAAGACGGTTCAGAAGACGAAGAGTTTGGTGAATTTGATGAATCTGAAGAAGAAGAAACTGAAGAAATGGTTTATGAAATCGAAATGGATTCACTTGAAGAAGAAGAAACTGAAGAAATGGTTTATGAAATCGGAATGGATGATGATTTAGAGATTGATTACATGGAAGAAGAAATGGACCCTGTTATGGAATCATTTAAAGCAAAATTAGGTAAGGGAGCTGCGAAAGTAGGTAATGCTAAAACAGCATCTACTTTCAAAAAGACGAAAGGTGGTTTTAACGAAAAGAAAAAAGCCGTTAATCCAACTGCTCACACAGGAAAACCTAAATTTGAATTTAAAGAAGGTGATGTGTTTGAAATGCCAAGTCAACGTGCTGAGAAATTCACTAAGGAAGAAGCTAAAGAAGCTGCTCGTACTTATGGATTTGGTTCTAAAAAAGGACGTGGTTTAAGAAAAGCTATTACACCTAACAGAAATCTAACTTTTGAAAACCATGAAATCATGGAAGAAGTTGAAATGTTGAGAGCTAAAAATGAAGAGTATAGAAAAGCTTTAAATATGTTTAGAGATAAACTTAATGAAGTTGCGATATTCAATTCTAATCTTGCTTACGCTACAAGATTGTTCACTGAACATTCAACATCAAAACAAGAGAAAATTAACATTTTAAGAAGATTTGATTCAGCGGAATCCCTTAAAGAGTCTAAAGCCCTTTATAAAAATATCAAAGACGAATTACATATTGACAACAGTAAGAAATTCGTTAATGAGTCAATCGAAAGAGTTATTGAGAAAACTCCACAGTCAGGTTCAGCAGTTAATCTGATTGAATCTAAGACTTACGAGAATCCACAATTCTTGAGAATGAAAGACATTATGTCAAAAATAATAAAATAAACTTAAAAATAAAAAACCTATAAAAAATGGGAGCATTATTAGAAAGTGGATTAGTTGGTAACATCGGTCTTAAGCACTTGAAAGTTATCAAAGAAGACACAGTAAACAAATGGGACAAATTAGGGTTCCTTGAAGGTCTTAAAGGCCACCTAAAAGAAAATGTTGCACAATTGTATGAAAACCAAGCGTCACATTTGATTAACGAAGCATCTTCTACGGCAGATTCAGGTTCATTCGAGACTGTGGTATTCCCTATCATCAGACGTGTGTTCTCTAAATTATTGTCTAACGAAATCGTTTCTGTACAAGCTATGAACTTACCAATCGGTAAATTGTTCTACTTCGTACCACAAATCCAAGGTTATTCTGGTGGTTCTGCAATCAACGGATTAAACGTTACTTCAGGTGACCATTACGCGCCTGTAGGCTCTCCTGGAAACTATCCTGGTGACCCAAATGCAGGTTACGCTACTGGTACAGGAAGTGCAAACAACCCAACTTACGCGAAAAACCTTTATGATTTATTCTACGAAGGAACTGAGCCAGGTCTTAACCCAGCAGGTTTATTTGATTATTCTAAAGGACGTTTTGTAACACTAACAGGTTCATGTCCAACAGTTGCTTGGTCTGACGGAGCATTAATTCCTTCAGGTTACACTGTACAAGGTGGTTCTAACACTGAATTTAGAAAAATTATTGTAGCACTTTCAGGTTTAACTTCTGCAGGTAATGGTAAGTTAATTGGACCTGACGGACAAGAACAAGATACTGAATCTTTCTTATCTAACTTAGTTCTTTATACTAATAACGCAACTGTTGCGTCTAACTTAGGTACTAATACATATACACCACTTTTATACCGTGTTGTAACTCAAAAGTATGGTCAATCAATATACGGGCCAAACTACACTAGTACTCAAGCGGCTTTTGGTAGTACTTTCGCAAGTACAACTCAAGGTAATGGTGGTTACTATGATAACGTGTGTAATACACAAGGTTATATCTATTTAGAGATTGACACTCAAGTTCCGGCATGTATTGCTTGTGGACAGTCAACTCCTGATGGATATTCTGGAGCAACATTAACTGCTACACAATGGAGTGGTTCTTCTGCTAATACTAACATCCAAGCAGCTTGGAGACGTTACGAAGAGTTAGAATTTGAAGATAAAATTGGTGAAGTTTCTTTTGACCTTGAGTCAGTAACTGTATCTGTTACAGAAAGAAAATTAAGAGCACAATGGTCTCCAGAAATGGCACAAGACGTTGCAGCGTTCCACAACATCGATGCTGAAGCTGAATTAACAGCTTTATTATCTGAACAAGTGGCGGCTGAAATTGACCGTGAAATCTTACGTGACTTACGTAAAGGTGCAGCGTGGACATTACGTTGGGATTACAACGGATGGAAGCGTCTGAACAACCAATCAACTCCTTACACTCAAAAGGACTGGAACCAAACGTTGATTACTGCAATCAACCAAATTTCAGCTCAAATCCACAAGTCTACTTTAAGAGGTGGAGCTAACTGGATTGTTGTATCTTCTGAAATCAGTGCAATCTTTGATGACTTGGAATACTTCCACGTATCAAATGCGGCTCCTGAGCAGGACCAATTCAACATGGGTATCGAGAGAGTTGGTACATTAAGTGGTCGTTATCAAGTATACCGTGACCCATACTTCCCAGCTAACACTGTGTTGATTGGTCATAAAGGTACTTCTTTATTGGATACTGGTTACATCTACGCTCCATACGTACCGTTACAATTAACTCCAACAATGTATAACCCATTCAACTTTACTCCTATCAAGGGTATCATGACAAGATATGCGAAGAAGATGGTGAACAATCGCTTCTATGGTCGTATCATCGTTGATGGTGTTCGTACATTCGATTTGAATGAATTAAGATAATCTTATCTTAATAGATAATAAAAAAGGTCAGAGAAATCTGACCTTTTTTTATTTGGATAAAACTCTAATTGATTTTGATAATACTTCAGATTCTTCTAATGAATACACTCCCTTTAAGAATGAATATTTAACGGATTCAATTAAACATAATTTCGCCTGTTCATCAGTTAAATTAGAGATAAAATCATTTAAACCATCTGATGATTTATATTCAATAGAATTAAATAGGATACCTCCATCATTTAAATTGTTTAATTCATTTAAAATTTCTGATTTTAATTTGTCTTCTTCTGAATGTTCCATAGTATTAGATATTTATGTAAATATAAACAATTTTTTTGGTTATGAAAAGTAATATGATTTTAGAAATTCTTAAAAAACTAACTGAATATGAGAAATATTTAAATGAAGCATCAACTACATCTACTGTTGGTGGTACATATAAGCCTCCGATTAGACCAGGAATTAGAAAATGGTTTGATGAAAATTTAAAGCCATTTATTGAACCTGTATCTGACTATGTTGATGCTGAAATAAATTACGATTCTTTAGATGGTCATGTTAAAAAATCTAAAAAAGAAATTTCTAAAAAAGAAAAAAATGCTAAACATATTAGAGATAAGGATTATAGACAAGATGCTCCTGATGAAGGTGATGATGAATATGCTTACGCACCATTTAAAATGTATAAACCAGATTATCAAGTGGATAGTGTAAATGAATCAAAAAAAGATACTAATGAAGATTTAGGTGTTTGGTTTGGTACAAAGAAAAAACCAAAGGGTAGTAAACAACCTAAAGGTCCATGGGTAAATATTTGTAGTAAAAAAGATGGTAAACATCCACCATGTGGAAGACCTGAGGGTGATACAAAGGGTTATCCTAAATGTAGAGCGGTAGGTGTTGCTGCTAAAATGACCGATTCTCAAAAACAATCTGCTTGTCAACAAAAAAGAAAGGCCGAGAAAAAAGATACTCAAACAGGTAAAGGTCAAAAACCTGTTATGACATCGTACAAACCTAAAAAGAAAAAGACCAACGAATCGGTCTTAATATCTTTAATTAGAAAATCTTTAAGTTAATAAATACTTTTACTAACTCTAATACCTGGTTTAGGTGGTTCATAAGTTCTTTCAGGTCTTGAGTATTGTCCTGTACCAAACTCAGAATTTAATGCTTTTAAAGCTCCTCTATATCCACCTGTCTCATCTGATAGTAATCTATCAATAACGTCTTGTACTAAACCTCTATCAAGTCTTCCGTATTCTGGTTCTTCTGACATTTCTCTTAAAACTTTTTTAATTTGGTTATCTAACTTTGACATGATTTAAATATTAACAATTTATTTTATTATAAATATTATCAAGTGAGTGATTAATTTGAGATTCAAGTTCTTTTTCAATCTCCATTGCTCTATATTCCATTTCTCTACGGAATGCACTAATCAGTTTATCCCATTGTGTTTTATTTAATTTAATGAAATAACTGTATGTATGATTGGTTACTGTAACCTGTCCACCATCCATAGTAACAAAAATACCTAATTTATCATTACGGATATATTTCTTATCGGATATCGGAGCGATTATGAGTTCAGAATCTTCCGAATGAATGAGTTTACGACATATGGTGGAACATTTCCTCACGTTTGACATATAAATGTCAAATTCGGTATCCTTTCGGTCTAATTTACGTAAATACAGACGATATTTAATCCACAGTTTTTTTATTATAGTCATTTCATTTATGATTTGACTACAAATATATTATGTTTTTTTAATAATTCAAAATTTTTGATTAACAATACGCCCCTGAACAATGTTTTTTTCCGTCTAAACCAGGTTTTGTACCTTTACATACTTGTACTGCGTAACCATTTGCATAAGCTGAAGGATATACGTCAAATTTTGATTTAGCTGCAGCTTTACCACGAGCACATAATTTAGTACCTGCTTTTTTACGACCTTCAGTCATTTGGTATAATGCTAATGCAGTTCCAGGGTTTCCATTTACATCATCAGCCATTGCTAAATCGTTTAAATTAATATCTTCAATTACTTCTTCAGGTCTAACTGCGTCATCAGAACTAAATTTATCACCTTTGATTTCATTCATCATAAAATCAAATACTTGGTCCAAGTTATTTTTAGATTCTGCAATATGGTCTTGTGCCCAATCGTGACCATTGTTTAAAATATTTTCAACATCATTTTTAGGTATAGATAAAAGTATCTCACATTGACGGTGCATTTGTTCTAAATTACTGAAAAACATATATCTTTCAGATTGTTCTTTAAGTACTTTCTTAATTATGTTATTTAAATTTTTCATATTACGCAATCATATCATCTTCTTTTAGGTCATTACAGACTACATCTAAAAACACTTCAATATCGTGTTCTAAACCTTCATAATCTTCAAAAACATTAGTTCCTTCAGTAGTATTTTCAAACATACAAGTTTGAAAATTACCTTCGGTATCACAATAAATTTCGCCATAGTAATCACTATCATCAACTGTTAGATATCCTGTATGTATTTTTTCATCTTCAGTATCTTCAGTTGATTCGTATCTAAATTTAAATGACGGCATACCTGGAAATTCAAAAGACCAAAAACCACCTGCCTTTGTTATTGCATCTTCTTTAGACGATGGTTCATCCTCTATTGAAATACCTTTAGTGAATTTCTCAAGAGTTTCTCTTTCTTCAGGTGTGATTGATTCCATACCTGATTGACTAATTTTATCTAAAATCATGTCAATTTTATCTTCACCTGGTGATAAAGCTTCAGATAATACGAATTTTAATAATTTAATATATTCGTTTTCTTTTAATGCTACTTTTTTCATTTCTTATTAACTATTTGGAATGTTAGTGTTTTTTTATAAGTATCTACTTCTCCTGATGTTAGTACTTTAATATCAACATTATATTCATTTGGTATTTTATCTTTTGTATCAAATATAAAATAGTATTCATTAGACGCTCTATTAATTTGAGTCCAGTCTTGAACTTGAACTTCAGTTGTACCTTCGTTAACATATATTCTATAATATGCTGTGACAGGTGTTAATACTTGATTTGATGTGTACGCTTTTTTAATAACCACACCAACTTTTCTAACGTCTGTATTGAGTATTTTTTCATCTTGTTTGATACCATAAAAATCAAATCCAAATAATTCAGGGTCTCTACTTTGTGTTCCTAATGTAAAATAACCTTGATAAGGTAATACAGTTAAATCATTAACCACATTAGGTAATGAAATACCGTTATAAACTAAATTAGACCAAGTATCCGTAAACATACATGGAGTTGTCACAGTTATACCACTTGTTGTTATTTGATAAACACCTTGTGTTATTTGACAACCTGTGTATGTTCCAACAACATTACCCTGATTATTTTCAAGAGTAACAATAGGTAGATTATCTAAACTTGTTGGAACACCTCCGATATAAGAATATAAATAAAGATTATTATTATTGTAAGAATAGAATGAATTTCTATTATCTAATATTAAATCATTATATGAAGTCTCAAGAAACGGTTCGTAAAATGTTTGAGTATGTCTTGTGAAAAACCCAACAGAATAGTTTTCAGTTAACCCTGTTAAATTTTCTAATTGGGGTAAATAAGCAATCCCCCAACCTGTAAATCCTGATGTTGAACCTGTAAGATATTGATTAATTTCATTTGTCATGTCAAACTCAATGTCCTCATTACCAAATTCAAAGTGTTGGGTATCAACGATAATTAAATCTGAGTAATCAACATTACCACCAGTTGTGTTATTGTATATTCCATTAGTACTCCAACCACTTAATGTTGTTCTTTGATACCAATTTGAAGGTCTTTGTGAATATGATTTATCTTGGGGTAATGTAATTGGTGTTAACAATCCATTAGATGTGTTAAGTGTATTTTGAACATCGTAATAGTCATATCCAACTCCCTCATCCCAACTTTGAGCAGAACCTGTACTACCTGAAGTTAATGGTATTCTAAATAAAATTAAATCAAATGAAGTTGCTCTTAATCTACCCTGAGATGTGTATTCATTTGATAAACCTTCTTTATCAAATGAAGATGTATTTGTCATTCTCAAGGTATGTGTTATTCCTGAAAATCCAGTACATCCTGTAGATATTGTTTTGGTTTGAATTTTTCCTACAAGTTGTGAAAGGTCTAAATCAAATATAAATCTACTAAATCCTGGTGATGCAATTACATCTGATGATGAACCAAAATAAAGTTGTGTCCACGGAGATTTACCTGTATTAGTAAAGCTGTTGGATAATAACGTATTATTACGACTAAAATATGAACGATGAATTGACATTATCTTTTTTAGATAAATATCAATTTATTCGAATATTTTGATTAATAACTTTTTGGTCAAATAAATTGAATTCTTCTAAAACTTGTTGACTGGATATTGGTGCGGTTTCAGTGGTTGTTTCATAAGGTGGATAACGGTTATACAAGTGTTGGTGATTTAATAAAAATCTAACCATTAGTGATAATAATTTCTTTAAAGACTCACCCCTAACCATACCTTCTGTTGCCTCCATATAGTTTGTCGAAAGTTTTGACTCACCAATACCATAAACATCTTCATCATCAACAATTATACTTGGTTTGTCAGGTATCTGTGAAGTTCTTGAGATAAAAAATACTTTATCCGACCCTAATACTGCGTAAGACTGTTCAGTAATTTCTTTATTAAGACTGGTTATTTTTTGTAAAGAGGTTTTTAATAACTGTCCAAAATAATTCTTTTTGGATATTAAACCCGCACCTGGATTTTCTGTTCTAGATTTTGGAAATACTACTCTTGAGGATAATGCATTTATAGTTTTTCTTTGATTAGCATCCCCTTTATTTAATAAATTTTGGTTAGTAACACTTGGTCGGTAAAAAAATGGAAATCGATTATCTAAAATTTTTTGATAAACTCTTACTTTTTGTTCCTGTCCGTCAATTATTGATGTATATTCAAAATCAATTTCACCCTTGTTTAATCCTTTAAGGATTGAATTTACAATAAACGACACTGTTTCTATTGTATATACATTAACAAATTCATGTATGAAGTAAGGGAAAAAAGAAGTATAGTCATCTAAAACGGTATCACTTCTAAAATTTGTAGTTGTTGTTTTGGAGTTTCTACCCGGTAAATTATATATGTTGATATTACCTGAATAAGGTCCATCTGTTCCCTCATTAAATCCGTAATCAATTTCATACTCAACTAGTTTAACTATTTGTTGGTCAACAACTTCTTGTTTAATAATATTTTTTGGAGGGTTTTTGGTTGTTTTAAATTCAAAATCGGAAAGTTGTAAAAAAGAACGATTTTTATTAACTACAGGACTTTCATTATTTTTAAATTCTTTAGTCTTTCTAGCTCTTAAAATAACTTCAGTATCTTTAAGAATAATATCTGACCTCCCTTTTGAATAAATCCCAACATCTTCAACTTCTGCCATAACGCCTTTTGTTGAAGTATTAAAATATCCATTACTATTTTTTAAAGGTTTACCTGCTTTAACATTAGGTAAATTACCTAATATACCTTTTGTTTGATTACTATCTTCAGCCTTTAATGCGGTTATTGTTGAAATTGACGCTTTAATAAAAAATTGTTTTTTTCGACCCGAATTATCAATTGAATTAAAATAAATTAATAATACACCATCATTAATTGATGGCACGATATTAATATTCATTGGTAAAAACGGAAAGAAAACAAAGGGGTCATCCTTTGTGAAATATAAATCTTCTCGGATATCGTCTTGATTAGGATTTAATAAAGAACCTTTCGAATCAGTTCTATCTTTATATGAACCTATAATTTCTAAAAACTTTTCGTGTTCAGGTACAACCCTTACTCTTTCAAGTAAATTAGGGTCATCATTATCTTTTACCGTTCCAAAAAATAATGTTCTATTAAGATTTGGATTAAACATTACTTCTTGACTCATACTCTTTCAATATTTGATTATATAAAGATTCCGCTTTATCTAATTTTTTTGTTAATTTAATTACAATATCTTTTGTCTCATCAAAATCTTTTGATAAAAAATCCAAAGCAATTATTAATTCTTTATTAGATTTATTCTTAAAATCAGATATAATTTCTTTTATTTTATTTTCCATTTTATATAGATTTTCCAACTACTCTAACAATTCCTGTTGGTTGACCTGTAGGTGAAATAGTTTCAGTATATACAACTCCCTCAACTTTTCCATTTTTAGCTCTTTCGTTAAATATTGCTTGGAAAGTTGCATAAGTCGCAACGGTTGCAATATCAGGTTCTCCATTTATACCTCTACCAACAGGTAATCCTAAACTTTGCATTTGTTCAATATACTCAATTAGTTCTCTATCAGGGTTAGAACCTGATAATGTTTGAGATAAAAAAAGAATTGGGGTTGGTATAAGTTCTTTTTTCTTTAATCGTTGTAAAGACGCAATTCCACCAATAGAAAGTAAATTAAAAATGTAATCCAAGAGTGATTTACATTGTCTATAATCGTTTATCGCGTTTAATCCCCCTTGAACTATTAATTTTGTTTGTTTTATAATATTTTCAACTAAGACGTATAGATATTTATTTTTATTTTTTATAATATCTAAAACAATATTTTCAGCTAATTTAATTAAATCCTTTCTTAACCTATTCATTAATTCTTCAATAAAAACCGCACCTACACGAGAAATTACGTTAATCATAAACGACTTGTTATTTCGAGCAAATGCCATCGCACCTGGAAATTCGTCAGTAACAGAATTTTCAACTGTAGAACCAAACTGAGATGCCGATAATAATAATGATTGTGCGACAACAAATTGAGGAAATAATACTTTTGGTGATAAAATTGAAGCGACTACACCTGAAATAAAATTTTTAATAATGTCTTCATTGAAGGATGCGTTAAAAATTTGAGGTAATTGTAAATCCCATCTTCTATCATTTGATAAATTAAAGAAAACTTCCTGTATAATCGTGTCAACGTTTGAACCATCGTCATTTGTTTCAGTAATAATATCTGATATATATTCAGTATTAGTTACTGGTAATATGATATTGTTACAATCAATAAACTCAACAACCCCTCTCCGTATTAAATCAATTTCATTATCTATTTGTGATAATTCTGAAGGTGTAAATTCAAATAAACTATCTGTAGTGTCATCATATTCAGGATACTTAGATGTTCCTCCGACATCAATTTCTTTATCATAATCAAAACACATACCTAATATTCTTTGTAAAATAACATAGAATTTTTTTTGGTCGTTTAAAGAAACAGGACCAGTACCGGCATTAACTGTAAAACTATTTAAAACTAAATCGACAATTTTAGTAATTGCGTTCTGAAAATCAAATATTTTTAAACTTTTATAGTAATCAACTAAAAATGATGAAATTAAGTTAGGAGAATTTAATCTATCTAATAAAATAACTTTAAAGTAGTTACCTTGTTCAACACCATTAAATGTTTCATAACTTATGTTGAATAACGGTTGACCTGACGCTCCATTATACTGAAAAACTAAACCATTCCCTTGTATTACTTGATAGAAAAATCTATTTGTGCTTTTAGGTGGTGAATCGGTTTGACTTGTATACGGTTTCTTTTCATATATTGTTGCTCCAAGTTGACCATCAGGGTCAAGTTGTAGTTGTTTCCATATATCAATTTTAGATATTGGAATGTATATTTCTTGATTTGTTGGGTATGTTTCGTCTTGGGGACATCCCGAAGATTTTAAAATTTCTTCCTGAATAATTTGTTCAACTATTGAGGGTAATTTCTGTAAGGATTCTTTAAGAATTTTTATTAATTCATCTTGTGTTGAACCATCATTAGATGTTTTAATCATCTCTATTAGTTCATCAAATGATGTTGTAAATTTTTCTTTAAGTTCTCGGGCCTTTTCAGCACTATCCAAATTAATTTGAATATTATCCGCTTTTTTTTGAAAATTATTAGTGAACTTATCAATTCGATTATCATACTCAGTTTTTACCTCATTGAGTTTTTTAAAAGAATTAATTTTTCTTTTGGCATCATCATATGATTTACTAATGTCTATAGCCATTTTTTATATTGAGAAATTCTCGTTACTTGAATTTATATCTTTATCTAAAAGACCTTGTAAAATATCGTCATCCATAGATGAAATATCAAAACTTGATTCGTGACTTTGTTGTTTTTCCCATATACCTGACTGTAACTTTGAAAGAGTTAATTTCTTTTCAACACAGTCGTTTACAATTTTTTGTTGTTTTTCGATTACAGGGCCTATTAAAGTCATATCTTCAGGTTCTTTCATCATTCCAATCATTTTATTTTGAATTCTGATGGCGGTAGTCCTTTGCTCCACTAATTCATTATATATTTCTTGCATCAAAGCAAGAATAGAATCTTTAGTAAAATTAATTTGTTTCTTTTTAGGTTTTGTCATACTAATAAATAGATATTTAGTGGAAATTTACTCTTCCTTAACATCTATTAACGAAGAGTAAATTTTCTTGAATTTTTTAATTGAAGCTCTAATCTCTTTAGTTGACATATTTGTCATTTCACGAATAGATAATAAAATTACATTTTTATTAAATTTATTATTATCTGTTGCCGGAAATATCGTTTCGTAATTGTCTAAAATATCGATAAGTGCAAAACCTAATTTTAATTCATTATCATTTAATTCATCTTCTTCTATTGTTGTTTTAATATAATCTTTTAATATCGGAATTACATTATATTCTTGAATAGGTTCAATTTCTAAATAATAAATCATTTCAGGTCTATTTTCTAAATCACTTGAAATATCCTCATATGAAATTTTTCTATTTGTTTCTTTTTGGTCTTTTAATATTTGGCCCATAAGATAATTCTTACAAATAGTTCCAAAATATGAGTAAGCTTTCTTTTCTTTTGAAGGACTAAATTTTTCAATTTTTGTCATCAAAAAAGAATGTGTGTCGGTATGAATTTCAGTAAAATTCATATCTTTTCTATACAATTTATATCTTCTTATTATCGAAGATATCATCTTATCTAAAGGGAATCTTAAAAATTCATTATAAATTTTATTTTTTTCCTCAGAAGTAGATGCGGTTAGAAATAATCTAACAGCATTTTCCTCTCTTATATCAAAATAATTTTCTGTGGCCGGTTTTTTCTTCTTAGTTAAAGAATCTTGAACAGACGTTGCACTTAAAATCATTAAACATTTTCAGGTGTATATTTTATGTTTCTGTCTTGGCTAAAGAAATATTCTTTTTTTGCAGTATTAACCCAAAACTTAACTTCATTTTCTGTTAACACATTTTCACCATTTTTATAATCCCAAAAAATAGAACCTTCTCTTAAATTCATATGTTTATAACCAATTCTTGGTATTGTCATGAATTTAACTGAGTTGTAAGTCATTCTTAATAAAAACTCGTAAGCAAATGTTAGTTTAAACCCTGGTTTAAATCCTCCAAAATCTTCAACAATTTGTTTTTTAAATACCATACCTGAAGTTTGGAAATTTTGATAACTTAATAATGTTTCATTTGTTAATATTCCCATTTCTTGTGAGAAATTAGCAGCAAATGTCGCTTCGTTTGTAAATCCAGCAAATACTGATTTATTATCAACATCAACAACGATTGGCATAAATACATCTACATCAGTATAAATTTCTGAATATTTTCTAACATTTTTAAACCAAATTTTAGAAAACTCATCGTCAAATTCTAAAATACTATTCCATTCAGTTTTTGAGTTTTTAATACCTGTATTAACTTGTTCGCAAAAACTAAGCTCACCGTCAAATTTAATCTTATTAACTTTTAAATCACCAAAATCAAAATTGTTTAAATAATTAATTAAACTTTCTTCTTCAGAGTGAACAATTATAAGTTCGGTGGGTAATATATCTTGTATAGTTAATGACTCGATACTTTTTTTAAAAAACTCGTCAAAATCTCTAACTACTGAGGTTTTTAATGGTAATATAACACTTAATTCAAATTCTTTTTTCATATTATTGTTCAATTAATTGTAATTTATTTATTTCTTCTTGAAATCCTTGAGTTCGTTTACTGAAGTAATCTGAAAATAATTCAATAACGTTCTTTTCAAATTTTTGAAAATCTGAAAACTCAGATGAAGTATCTAATCCATTTTGATATAATTTTTCAGATATATTATCTTCTAACCAATTTTGGATAAATTCGGCAACGAAATCAACTAATTTAATTTCTTCTTGAATCCAAATACCATTTTCTTCATTTAACCATGATGGAACCATCCTAGGTAATACACCTAAAACAGGAACATTAGACTTCATAGATTCCAATGGGAAAGTTCCAAAAGAACTTGTCTTATCAATCCAAACTGATAACATACAGTCTTTTAAAGTATTAGCAAATTCCTCTTCTGAAATTCCTCTCATGTCTCTAAATGTTACCCATCTAAATTGTGGATATTTTTGATAGAAAGTTTTAATCAGATTAATTGCCTCACGTTGTTCTCTTGATGAAACAGCAATGATTGGTTTTGCTGGAAATTTAGATGTTGTAAATACAGATGAAACAACAGGTTCTAATATATCAATCGAAAAGTTTCTCATAATATCCGAGATATATTTTTTCTGATTTTCAGAAGTTGTTATACATTTTGTAAATCCAAATTGACTCCATACTTGTCCTGGTTGTAAAGTTTCAAAAATATGGTCGTAAGCTTGTGATAAAACAACTTTAGTACAAGGTAAATTAGTTAATTGTGACATAATATACCCAAAAATTTCAGGAATAATAATGAAATCTTCAGGTGAAATTTCTAAATTCTGACCTTCAACAGACTGATGAGGTAAATTAGAATATTTCTCACCTAACCATCCTGAAACACCGAAATAATCAGGTTTTTCATGTAACATAATCGGATTGTATCCGTTCTCTTTTAATGTTAATCCCATCTGATAGATATGTCTTACAGATGCACTAGCATTTCCCTTTGTATCCTGAACAAAAAAATAAATCTTTGATTTTTTATTTTTAAGGTTCTCAATAGAACTTTCAATTTTTAAAACTCTTTCTTCCATATTTTAATATTTGTTTATTATTTTATTATTTAATAAAGTGTTGAATGCCAATTTAAATGGTATTGATAAATTTGATTTATTACCAAGTTTTTCATCAGTTTCTTCACTTTCTGATAGAACAACATCTACCATAATTTTTATTAGTTCATATTTTACAACACTAATGTGTTGTTCACTATCTCCGCTAATACTTGCGTCATATGTAACACTGTCACTAATTAAATCTAAATCAATGTAATAGTGTTCGTTAAGAATTGTCAGCATCTAATTTATTTTTTAAAATTAACTTTAGTTCTTCGATAGAATTAATTGATTCATTACAATTAATTTTTTCGTTATAAATTGTATTGAATTTAATACAATTATTATAATTAATAAGAATATCAGGGTTAGAAGTAACTATTAAATCAAAATCTCCTAAAACTTTGGACTTATTTGAATCATTATAGAATAAAATTGATTCTATTAAACATCCGAACTTTGATAAGAAAAATAAAGTTGCGGGTTTTGTTTTACCAATCTCATCTGAAATTATAACAATATCATTTTTATCTCTAAAATCTAAATAAAAATCATTTAGATAATTAAAACTTAACAACTCAGTTGATGGAGAATGACCAAAAATCTCCATTGGGAATTCTTCGTATAAAAAACTAAAAAATTCTTCTTTTGATTGAAATGAAAAATGATTCATTAAATCTAAAGAATCAATTGGCTCATTAATTTTATATTCAAACGGGTTTTCAGACTCGGAATTTTCTGAATTATTTTCTATTAAAAATTTTTCATAAGTAGTTTTAAACTTACCTATGGTATCTCTTAATACTCCATTAATATCAATTCCTATCTTCATATCTTCTTAAGATTTCGGTAATTAATGGATTTCTAACGACATCTTCATCTCCAAATTCATGAACACCAATTTCAGAGATATTTTTAAATTTTTCAATAGCGTCCCACAAACCTGAATGTTTTTTATCTTTATATCTGTCAGTTTGCTCCAAGTCACCTGATATGAAAAATTTACTATCAGTACCGATACGGGTTAATAATAACTTCATTTGTTTTGGAGTCGCGTTTTGAGCTTCTTCAAATATTAAAATAGAGTTATCAATATTCATCCCTCTCATATACGCCAAAGCAAAAACTTCAATAACTTCCATTTGTTTTAATTTTTCTCTAGATTCTTTACCTATAATTTTATTTAATAGATAATACGACGGAAAAATATATGGGTCTAATTTCTCTTCAACATTACCGGGTAACGAACCAAGTTTTTCCTCAGCTTCAACTGCCGGTCTAACAATGATAATCTTTTCGTAAGGTGATGTATGGTCAGCTAATAAATCAACCGCTGCTTTCATTGCGATGAAACTTTTACCAACACCTGCCGGACCTGAACAAATTGTAATTTGATTTCTAACTAATTTATCGTAATACTCTCGTTGACTTTGAGTTAAGAATTTATCCTTACTCTTTTTAATCATACCACTAATTTGGTCTTTTTTAGACATTTTTGGTTTAGTTTCAGTAGGAATATACTGACTGTCTTTACTAATTGTTTTTTTTCTTGTCATTATTTAATTTGTGTGTAACTTTTCTGAAAATAATTGCATTTCACTTATTTGAAATTTTAATTCAGGTATGTTATATTTTGTGTCAAACATGGTTGATAAAGTTCTGTCGACTGTTAAATCTGAATTTATAGCATTAATTTCAATATTTAACTCATATGAATTTGATATCATATTAACTAAATCATATTTTGATACTTGTGTTGGAGAAATAAAATGTTTAATTCCTTTCCAAAAGTCTTTGTTGTTTATAATTTTTTCAGCTAATTTTGCCCATTCTAAACAAGTGATACCATTCCAAAAGTGATTTAAAAACCCATTAACTTTATTATTTTTTTGACTTTTAACCCACTCAACTAAAGACCTATGTTGATTGACTTCTTCTCCAATTATTGAAGTTCTTATTATTGTACAGTTATTTGGTTCTCCCATAGCTTTTGACATACCATAAACATCGTCAACATCATATTTGTCATTTTCATTATATCTACCTTTTTTACCTGAGTATACACAATCAGTTGTAGGATGAATCATATTCCATTTATTTTTTTCACAAACGTTCGCTAACAATCTTGGAAAAACCGAATTTACTAAAATCGCATTTAAATCACCTAATTGGTCTACTCTTGGTTTAATTGTCCCAATACAATTTATGATAACATCTTCTTCATTTACCCCACATCTAATTAAAATGTCTTCTAATGTTTTTTCTGTTTGTTGTGAAGCGTCAAGAATATCTCGATTAATTTCATTAACATTAAATTTTTCAGATAGATAAGTGTAAACATATTTACCTAACATACCTTTTGAACCTAAAATATAAATTTTCATAATTTTTTTATTTTTTTATTTTTTTATCTAAAATCTTCTTCCCATATATTCCAATTATCATGTGGTAATCTTATATCATCACCTAAACTTTCTTCTAATGAGGTAGTTGAAAAGAAAATAACTGAAGTATTTTCTTCTAAATTTTTAAATCCATTATAATGATTTGGTGGGATAAATAATACTTTTGGTTGTCTTGCACTTAAAATATATTTCGTAACTTCTTCAGTTTCCATATTAACAATTCCAATAAGTGCGGTACCACTAGAAACATAAACATATTTCCCTTCTTTTTTATGGCCATGCCATGCTCTTATAAATCCTTGTCTATGATTCTCAACTTGGTAAAATCTTTTTACATTTTCAAAATTGAAATCATTAACAAATCTAACTGAGCCTCTGTCATCAACAGAAATACCTCCATTCATTAATTTTCTTGTGTCCATAATAATTCTTTTTGATTTTTTTTATTTGTTAAAAAGGCACCATTGTGGTAAACCTTATCTTCAGGATTTTCAATCCTATTTTCTTTAAATAATTTGACCATTCTCAACACCTCATCCTCAACGGATGTGATTGGTTTATACTTAAAAACTTTTAAAGATTTTGAATTATCAACACGATAATTTCTAGCATCTTGAAAAGATATTTCAGTGTATGTTACTTTAGTATTAGGTACTATTTTAGCAACACGTTCACCTAGTTCTTTAATTATAACATTTTCTTTTGATAAAACAAAAATTCCGGGATACTTTTCTTTACATGCCTCTGTAATATATCCCGCAATATCTTTAACTGCAATTATTGGTCTCCATTGTTCCCCTCCATTAATAGTTATCGTACCTTCTTTTACCGCCTTCATAGTTAATACATTAACAACTAAATCCATTCTAATTCTAGAATATGTGTCACCAAGACCAAAGACAGTTCCTAATCTAAAAATTGTCCCATTTTTTTCTAAAATGTGTTTTTCAGCTTTAAGTTTTGTTGAGGCATATGATGATAATGGATTTGTTTCACTTAATTCATCTAATATACCATCTTGAGCTCCGTAAACTGAACACGTAGACATAAAAATTAAATGTTTATCAGATAAAACAACGTCACAAAAATTTTTGATTGCGGTATAATTTATTTCTTCGGTTAAAAATTGGTCCACGCTACAAGCAGGGTCCCCAACAAGAGCAGCCATTAGAATAATTATATCAAAATCTTTAGAAACTTCGGATAATTTATTGGTATCTCTAATATCACCATAAATAAAATTTACTTTTTTTAAGTATCTATTTTCATATAATAGATTATCATATACAGTTACTTCAAACCCATCATTAATTAAATAATCACAAGTAAGTCCACCAATATAACCGGCTCCACCTACTAATAAAACTTTTTCTTTCATTACTTTAAAAATTTATTTATTTTTTTATATTATAGAGTTTTTATTATTAAATTATAATATTGGTAGTTTTAACATCCATATATTGTTAACTCTTTTTAATTTTTTAAAAAACGGATATAGTAGTTGCTTTACATCCTCCAAACCACCAAATACATTCTGAAAATGTACTTAAACGATTACAAACTAACATATCACATTTTGATGCAATTAACATACTTGCCGAAGAATATTGCATTTGTGTAACATTATCAGGTTTAGTATATGTTATTACATTATAATCTTTTAAATACTCTATATATTGAGGTAAAACACTATCATTGTCTGAAGTAAGAAAAATAGTTTTTACATTTGGTAAAAATTTATCAATTGCATTTTTATATGTTTCAAAATTATAATCTCTGATAACTCCATCACGAATACTAGTGCAGTTTGGAGGGTCAAATTTATGCGTCCAAGTTCTTATTTGTATTGTTAATAATGGATATTCAAAATCTTTTGAAACCCTATCAACTTCAGATAAAACTTCATTTTTCCATTTAATCTTACTAATTCCACTCTGTATTCTATTATATACTGTATCACATATAAGATTTCGATTAAAAAACCAATCAATTGAATGTGTTGAAAATAAAGGTGCTAGTTTTTTATTAACAATGTTAGGATGGTCACCTAATACTTTAGCGTCATTTATTAAATCTGGTTGTTGATTTTCTTCTGATTTTAAAATAAGAAATCTCGCTGAAATAAATGATTCCCCAAATTCATGTGGTCCATGACAAATTAAAGTGTCATCAAGAATTTCATTATAATCCGCATCAAAATGTGCGTTAAATCTAGGTAAAATATTAGTTTCACCTATACTTAAGGCGGTAACTAACGATTTAATAACATTACATAGTCCTGATAATATTTCTACGGTAAATTTCATATATAATTTATTTAATTAACAAATTCATTTATTAAATTAGTCCATTTTTCACGACAACGTTCTAATGTGTATTCTTTTGAATAATATTCTCGTGGTGTAAATAATTCACGATTATTTGTAACGTATCTTATTGTTTCAGGAAAATCTTCGTCATTAGCAACTAATCCCCATGTTTTATCATCTTTTCTATCTAAATAACACCCCATAGGTCTTGCAACCATTGGTATATTACACGCACCTATTTCTATCCCAGCAAAATGACCTTCTTCATTTCCCGATGTGCAAATACCACATACTGATGAATTAATTAAAAGTCTAACTGTAGTTGTGTCAACTCTATTGAATATTTTTACCCTATCTCTACTATGAGAAGGGATAATATCAATTGTTGTATTATCTTTCATTACTAAACAAAAATTAAAATCAGGCATTTGCTCAATTAGATTTAAAACTCTATGAAATCCTTTTTTTTCATTAGAAGAATCACCTATAAAAATAATTGAATTAGGTAAAACATCAGGATGTTTTTCAGGGATGGGTTTAAAAAAATCAAAATCAGAAGATTGTTCAATTATCCTTACGTTTTTTGGATTAATTCTTCCTTTGTATATATTATACGTTTCTTTTGATGCAAATACCACACATGTACATGAATTTATGACTTCAGTCTGCATTGGATTGTTCATAGTATCTTGTATTAAACAAAATGTTGGAACATCAATATTAAGTTTACGAAAATAACTACCGTTTCTAATTATATAATCTGGACGATTCTCAACTGATTCTATTCTATCTGCTAGTATAGAATAATCTGTATATCCATCGCATTTATCTTGAAGATTGGGAAACCAATCTAATAAGTCATGCCAAAATGTTCTTGTATTAGGAATACAAGTCAATCTATCATTAACTAACCACCCAATTTTGTTTTTCATAATATATTTTATTTTTTATTTTTTATAAATGTCTAACCAATAATTTATCATTTCGTCCATCATCGTTTCAAAAGTATATTCAGGTTTCCATCCTAAAGACCTAATTTTACTTGAGTCTCCTTTAAGATATGGTAATTCTTCAGGTCTTAAAAACTTATCATTTTGAACAACGTAGTTTTTATAATTTAAATTTAATTTACTAAAAACATATTCACACATATCTCTAACTGACCTAGATTCTCCAGTTGCAACAACTAAATCAACTGGTTTATCCTGTTGTAATATTAAATGCATTGCTTTTACGTAATCTTTGGAATGACCCCAATCTCTGTATGAATCCATATTACCAAGTTCTAATTTATCTGATAACCCTAAACTTATCATCACAGCAGCTTTAATTACTTTATTAGTTACAAAATTGGAACCCCTACGAGGGGATTCATGATTGAATAAAATACCATTGTTAGCATGTAAATTATATGCGTTTCTATAGTTTCGAACAATGTTATACCCAAATACTTTACTACACCCATATGGTGAAACTGGATTCATATGAGTTGTTTCTCTTTGATATCCATCAGGGTCTACCGAACTTCCAAACATTTCCGAACTACTTGCTTGATAAAATTTTGATTTAGGACAAATTCTACGATATGCGTCTAAAATATTTAAAACACCTAAAGAATTAACTTGTGATGTAAATTGTGGGATATCATAACTAATACGTACATGACTTTGAGCTGCTAAATTGTATATCTCATCAGGTTGTATTTCATTTAATAATCTTTCAATATTAGATTGGTCTAATAAGTCACCATAATATATATTTATTTTGTCTCGAATTTCGTCAAGTCTACTTTGTTGATGTTCAGGTGTGGAATTTCTTCGTATAATACCATGAACTTCATATCCTAATGATAAAAGATATTCTGCTAGATATGACCCATCTTGGCCACTCACACCGGTTATAAATGCACGTTTAATCATATTTTATTTTTAACTTTTAAAAAAATTCATTTTAGTCAAATCTGGCCAATCCTCATATTTCCATTTTTTAGGATTTGTATTAATAGCGTTAGATAATTTATCTAATCCTAATTTGGCAGTCTCAGGAGTCATATAGTAATGGTAACCCATAGTATCAATATTTTGTTCTCTCCATGGAATATTGGGTAGTCTGCCGTCATAACTCATTTTTTTTAACTGAATAGCATCTTGTTCGTTGTCCAAAAGAATCATACCACCTCTACCTAAACTTAAATGTTTTTGAAATTGAAAACTTAAACACATATATGTGTTTGGAATATAACTGTCTTTTTTCCACAATACTGCAGCGTCAATTATTCTTTTTTCTTCGTAATTTAAAGTGTAATAATCTTCCCATTTTTCATCTCTCCAATTTAATCCAATTCCCAATTTTTTAGACAACATGGGTATGGATAAATAAGTTCGTAATGGGACATTAATTTTAGTAGTATTTGTTAGTCTTAAACATAACTCGATACCATGGGTACAACTATCTACAGCAACTGCATAAGGGGCATTGTAAAATTGTGATATTTTTTTTTCAAATTCCGTCACAGTATCCATATTCACTTGTTCCATAAGATTAGTAATCATATCCTAATTTTTTTGCATTGTAAAGTATTCTTGTACTATCTATTTTTTTAACTAAAATTGCTGGATTTCCTTTATATACCCCCCATTCTTCAGTATCACCCATTAATAAACTACCTGCAGATAATAGAACACCCCGTCTTAATCTTGAGCCGGGTAATACAATAGAATTTGTTCCGATATTAGAAAATTCTTCCATAAGAACAGGTTTAATTATTTGAGTACCTTTTAATTCTTCAGGTATCATTGCTCCAAATAATCCACTATCATCAAATCTATCTGAACCACATACAATTCTAGCTCCGGCCATTATGTTATTAAACCCTTTAGCCGTAAAATCTGAGTTTTTACCACCTATAATTGTCACATAAGGACTAATATGTGTATAATCACTAATATATAATTTTGTGGTACAATAAAATCCTTTATCTATTGCAACATGATTACCTATAACACAATTATTTTTTTCTTTTATTATTATATCTAAATCTAAAACAACATCATTACCTATTTTCATCAAATAAAAGTTTTATCAATTGTTTGACCAAAATACGGCCCTGTTTTATATTCATATACAATAGTATCGTCTTCTAAAATCAAATAATTATGACCACCATTAAATGTAAAACTAATATCACCTGCGGATAATATAGGTTCTGCAATCACATTATCATCAATGTCATAGAAAATACATTTTACCTTTCCTTTTATAACACACCAACTTTCTTGAGGTATATAATTTTCGTCATGTCTTGGGATTATGTTATGTTTGTGAGGTTTAAATGTGTGTCCTTTAGATAATTTTAAACTGGCACACTGAAGATAGTTTTTATCAGTACTTAAATCGGTTCTTTTGGAAATAACATCAGATAATCTCACAACTTGATGAAGGAGTTCTCCATTAATTTTAGAATATATTTTTTCCATATTATTTTTTTAATTTTAACATTTTAATCATCTTTTTCACCTTCTTGTATGTGGTATACTAATGAATCAAAAACAGTTACGTGTTTCATACCATAGTTTGATTCAAGTTTTCTAAAGTACCAGTCATCTCCACTTTGTACGACCCAACCGTTTAATGTTCCAATTCCGTCAGGGTAAATATTACCTTCAGGGTACTTACCACTCTCTAAAAATCTTGTTTTTTCAAGTATACATGGCATATATAATCCACCTGAATAAATTTTATCTTCTCTTATTGTTGTATTTACCTTTTCCCAAAGTTCGAAATCAATATTATTTGGGTGTTTTCCACAATTAATACTTAATCCATATGTTCCACTTCCCATTTTTCCGCTTTCAACTAATCTAGATGTCGGAATATTAATTCCATCATGATGTTTTAATAAATTTTCTAACCAACCATCACTAAAAACCATATCAGAATTGACGAAACATATATTGTCATATTCACTGGTTTCACCCGCAAAATTCCAACATCGATATACTCGATTTAAATAATAATCATTAGGTTTTGTGTCATTATAAATTGTATATGGAATATCTAAAGTTTTTAATTTATCTAAAATTTCTTGTGTTGCGTCATTCGCTACAATTCTCAAACTAACATCCCACCCATTAACCTTACATTTGTTACTTTTTAATTCATTATAAATTAATTCTAAATAGTCAATTGATTTAAAAATTAATGAAATTATTTCAACGTTTTTTTTCATGTATTTATTTTTTGTATAAAAAATCAGGATATAATTCTAAAAATTTATCCATAGATTTTGGTTTATCTTTTGTTATATCAACAATTTCTTTTTTAGCATAATCATCGGTACGATTCCATAAGTCAGTTTGATTTTTCATTTTACTTTCTATTTCAGAAGGATTACCAACATTATCAATTATCAAAGATGATTCTGCAATATTTTCAACTTTATATCTAATTCTCTCAGGCCCTCCCATAAAACTATAATGCCATCCTCCGTGAAATTTACTATTATAACCATGTCTTGCGGTATTTCTTAATTGTTGTGGTGACTGAAAAGTTCCGTAATTTGCCATTATTGGTCCATCCCATAAACAATTTTGTTTACAATTTACATAATAATAATACAAATTTTGTTTAAAAGTTACCCACTCATTATTATCAATATTATTAACAATTAAATCAGTATTTGGAATTTCATCTAAATCTGAAACAATTATTTTATCACCTATTGACGCATGGTCAACTAAACCTCTCATTATACAATTTCTTTGGTAATTTTCAGGCACCCATATATTATCTGAAGAATATACCGGTAAATCCTCAACTTTAACATGTATTATTTTATCAAGATATTCTTTAAAAAGTTCTTTATTTTTTTCAAAAATAAATTCTTTAGGATTTCCGGTATGTGTTTTATTAGATTCAACTATTACAAAATAATCTACAACAGGATTTAACTCCATTAATCGTAGGTGTAATAATTCTATTTCATTAAAAAATTTAAAACAATCAAATATTTTTTTAGACATTATTTATAGAGTATTTATTTTCAATTTTAGTAACATAATTAAATAAGTAATTATTTTTATTCCACATTTCCCAAAATTTATTATCCATATTTACTCGATTTGTTACTGTCGCATTTTTATCATTTCCGTAATGCCATAAATGAAGTGCTACAAAATCATCAATGAACCTAACATTTAATTTAATACGAATTCTATGTATAAATTCATCATCATCAAACGCCACTCCAGATGCAAATCTTTCGTCAAATCCTCCTAATTCTTTTAAATCTTTTTTAGTTATTGCGGTACAAAAATGATAAGATTTTGGTCGATATAATGAATGATTATACCATCCTTCATCACCATCATTAACTACTGATATTTTTCTATACGTTGAGGGGTTAATAAATGATTTAAAATCATTCAGTTGTAACACTGCTGATGTTTGAATTTCACTTAAAGAATAACAAGCAAATGATAAATAATCATTATCAATCAAATTCTTGTTTACAAAATTTAAAATATCATCTGAATGTAAACATTCAGGATTTTGTATAATAATTTTATCACCTAACGCTTGATTAAATCCGATGTTAAAGGGAACACATGGATTTACATACCATTTATCTTTTTTTTCTAATCTAATAATTTTTAAAAAAGGAAATTCGTTTACCAAATCTTCTAATCTTTCATCTTCGTGACTACAGTCATCAACCGCAATAACTTCAAAATCAGTAAAACTACTTTTTTTAAAACTTTCTAATGTTTTAATAAATATTTTTTTTCGATTGTGATATGCGGTAACGATAGAAATCATAATTTTTCTTTTAATATTTCAATAATTTTGTCTGATGTTTTACCATCTCCTAACCAATCTGTGTTTGAGTTATAATTTGATAGATAATTAAATGAATCAATCCACGAAACATCTAATTCATTTACATTAATCATATATGAACATCCATATTCAACCGATTCAGGTCTTTCAGTAAAATCTCTCGGTACAATAACTGGAGTGTTAAATAAACAAGGTTCTTCTTGAGCTGTGCCTGAATCTGAAATTATAAATTTAGAATGATACATTTCATTTATATAATTTTTAAAAGATAATAAATTAATTACTTTAATATTTTCTAAATTTAAATTAAATTCGGAAATTTTATCAATAGTTCTTTTAAATGATAACATTTCAATAGGTATCCCAAATCTTTGGGAACAAATATTAGCGTAGTTTAATATGTTTTTTAAACGTTCCTTACTATTAAAATTTTCAGGTCTATGAATATCTAAAATTATTTTATTATTTTTTTTAGATTTATTTAATTCTATTTTATTTGCAACCTCTTTAATTGTATTTCCTACAACATAAATTGATTTTGGATTAATTGATTCTCTAATCAATTTTTCTTTGTAATTATCATGATAAACAAATAAAAGGTCACTACAATGGTCACAAACAATTCTATTAATTTCTTCAAGCATTCTTTTATCGCCCGACCTCATACCCGCCTCAATGTGAGCAATTTTATACCCCTCTTTTTTAAGAGGTACGGATGCTAATGCTGAATTTGAATCACCTAAAAAAATTATTAAATCAGGATTTATATTTTCGTTACGAATTAAGTCAATTATTTTGACAGATAAGTCTGCCTGTTGATGAAAATGTTCTTTTCCATTTGAACCAATCTCTAAATTAAAATCAGGTTTACGTATTGATAACTCATCAAAAAATACATCTGACAACATTTTATCATAATGTTGTCCAGTATGTACTAATATATGATTAAAATTATTATCTAATTTTTTAAAAATTTCAGACATTCTGATGAAGTCAGGTCTAATACCAGTAATAGTTATAATTGTTTTTTTCATTTGTTTAAAATATCAAGATATGTTTGTCTTATTGTTTTGGAGACATTTGACGATTTAAATTTATTAATATCGTCAGGAATATTAAATAATTCTTTATTAATAATGTTTCCTGTATTATCTACATTATATATCCATCCTGGTTTACCACACATCCACCCCTCAATAGTTGTCCTACCTAAAAGTATTCCGGCAGTTTCAAAACATTTATGAATATATTTGTCCACATCTAATGTGGGTCCGTGAAATTTAACATGAGAATTTTTAGTTATTTCTGAAAGAAAATTTGATTTGTTTTCACCAACTAACCATAATTCTTTATTGTTTTCTTTAGTGTATTCAACTAAATCTCGTATAGTTTTTTCTCGTAAGTAATCGATTGAACCAACAAATAAAACGTAATTTTCAGAATTTAAATTTTTATTAAAAAATTTAGTTTCATCTATCGGATTATAGATAACATCAACCATGTTATCAGGTATATTAAAATTAGAAACAATGTGGTCTTTAATCTCAGGTCTTATTGCTATGTATTTTTTAATTGATTGATGAACAACTGGATTTTCTAATTCAATAACCTCAGAATGTATTGTGGATATTTTATTAACATTTGGATATAACATATTCATTATATCAACAATAGGTTTATGTTGACAATGAATGATATCGAAATGTGTCTCTGAAATTTTATAATAATTGTTTGGTATTGATGGTTTAGGACCTTCTGGTGTCATTACAATCCATTTACCATCACCTAATTTATATCCCGGTGTTTCTTTTATATTTTTAACCTTAATTCCTAATTTAGTAGCCATTAACACTAACGGACCGTTGGTCTCAGACGCAACAATTGTAACGTCACAGTTTTGTTTTACCAAATTTTTTGCAAGTTCAAAAACATACATTTCAGAACCTGTAAATTTCTGAAAAAATAAACATGATATTAACACGTTTAACCTACTATCTTCGGTAAACTTTATTTTTTTAGGTAAAAATTCTGAATATTTTTCAACAAATAAATTTCTATTTTCCTCCCACTTTTCATTCGTCATTCCAATAGATTTATGTGTTAATCTGATATTAGTTAGAACACCAATTTTAACATTCTCTAAGAAATTTTTAAAACAAAAATTAACATCATACATGTGAAACCCACTAACCGTTTCATCAAAATTAGATTTAATCTTTTGTTTGTTAATCGCAATAAACACACCGTCAACAACAACAACTTCTTTAATATCATTTCCTAATGAATCAGAATATTTTGATTCCCATTTTTTACCCTCAGATTCATGATTTACTATCCCATACATCTTTGACCTATCTTCCCACCACATTCCACTTGTTGGCATTTCTGTTGTACCTGCCATACCGAATATTCCATAATCAGGATTTTTATCAAATTGTTTAACTAATTTTGAAGCCCAATTATTTGTGTCAAAATAGATATCGTCATGACATAATACAATTATATCAAAATTAGATTCTGATATAATTTCGTTATAAACCTCAGAAAGATTTTTTTCACCATTATTAACTTTTTCAATAATTTGAACCTTGGGGTGTCCCGAAGATTTTTTTAAATATTCTTGAAATTCTGTGTTAGAATTTCGTGTACTATATCCTATTGTTATCATATCCCTGTACTTCCAAACCCGTTTTCACCACGGTCCTTATCTTTTATTTCATTAACCTCAACTAAATTAACCCATCGTCCTGTGACACATCTTGCAACAACTGCTTGGGCTACTTTCATTCCCTTTTCAATTTTAAACTCTGACTGATTTGTATTAAAAATAATAACTTTAATCTCTCCTGTATATCCTTCATCTACTGTACCAGGTGAATTTAAAACCATTAAACCTTGATTGATGGCTAACCCACTTTTTGACCTAACTTGAACTTCAAAATCTTGTGGTAAATCAAAATATATACCTGTTGGAATTAACACTCTACCAAACGGAGGTATAATGATTTCTTCATTTGAATATAAATCAAATCCACTATCAGATGGGTAATTGTATTTTAATTCTTTATTATTATTTGATTTATATTTTATAGTAATTTTACCATCAAATATTTTTTCAAAATCACCTTCAATCTCACCTATATCTAAATTTAAATTTTTTTCACCTTCATTATCTATTTCTTTTAACATTTTTGAAAGTTCGTCTAATTTTATATTAAATTGTTCTTGATTCATAAATTTGTTAATTTAATTAAAACTTTTATTAATACCTCAACATCTTTTTCACAATAATCTTGTATCTCTTGGTATTTGTTTTCATTCCAAAATGCGTTATGGACTTTATTACCTGTTACTTCCATGTTTTTAGGACTTTCAATACCAAGTGAAACACACATTAATTCTAATGAACTTATTGCCCCAAATTGTCCGTATTGCCAAATTTCTTTTGTGTCAATCGCTTTAATTTCCCACGGTTTAGTATCGTAAGACGGTAAGATAGATGATGGTAAAATACCATTTATTAACATTCTTTTTGCCAATACAGGAATATCAAAATTCTTAAGGTTATGTCCGCAAAGAATAAAACCTAATTTGTCAACACGATTTAATAGTGTGTTAGCGTCTTTAAGTAATACTTTTTCGTCTGAGTTAAAGAAACTTTGTTTTTTAATATCACCCTTTGGGTCAACAAATCCTACTGAAACACAAACAATTTTAGAAAATTCAGGAACTAATGCCGCACGGTTAACAAAAATTTCGTCCAAACTTAATTCACTATCTTCAGGAAACCTTTTTTTAAACCAATCTAAATAATTAATAAATTGAAAATGAAGTTCAGGATAATCCTTTTTGAAATTTTCATAATTACTTGAAACTCCTACAGTTTCAATGTCAATAAATAAGATTTTGTGTAATGGATGCTTTATCATACGATTGATTTATAAAATTCTGCTCTTGTTTTTGTTACGACATCTAAACTATAGTGTTTAGAAACATGTTCATATAGTCTTTCACCCATATCAATTCTCATATTTGGATTTTGGACTAATTTCTTAACATATTTTGCCCAATCACTGTGATTTCTTGCGTCATCGACTAGTAATGCGTTCCCATCAGTAAACTCACCATTCTTCATTGCGTGTTTTAAGTCAATTGTATAAGGTCCGTAATTAGTTGCAATTAACGCTTTCTTATAAAAACCTGCTTCAATAACTTTAAGTTGTGATTTTACTTTGTTAAACATATGTTGTTTAATTGGTGCCAAAGATATATCAAATTTAGAGTAACTACGGGCGTAAGATGTTACGGGTTTTGTCCAAACTCTTCTATAAGGTTGGTTTTCCTCATTTTCATATGGTGTTTGAACAAATAATTCTAAATGGTTTTTATATTCAGGTGTAACGATTGAATAATTATTTGTAAATATTTTTTCGTAATCATACCATACGGTTTCGTGTGGTTTAATTGGTCTTCTTGTTTGTTCACCTGTCTGTTGGTTAATTTCTGTCATCATACCGCGAGTATCAAAACCACAAACAACAAACTGTAAATTTTTCTGAATATCAGAAAGTTTAGATACCATACCATCAAGCAACATCAAATCATGTAGGTGTGAAGAACCTCCTAACCACCCAACTCTTACCAAGTCAGATTCTTCAGTCGGTTCATTAAATTGAGCCTCTTTATGGTCAATTGCGTTAGGAAAAATTACAACATTTTTATTATGTTTTTTTATTTCATCAGCAAATAACTCAGTTGTTGTAGTTACATATTTTGCTACTTTTAAATTCGCAACAATTTTTTCGTGTATTTTTTCTTGAACGATTAGTTGATGAAGTGGGTGTTCTTTACCAGGTAACCAATAGTCATCTAAATCACATACTGTAATAATACCTAAAGCGTTAAGAATTGGAACTATTTGTACTGACTTATCCATATCTTGACCAAGAGAACGATGGTAATGTATAATTTGGTAGTTTTTAAAATAATTTAAATTAGTTAAATCAGGATTGAATTCAATATCAATGTGAAAATCGTCTCCATATAGAGTTTGTAAATGTGTATGTGGAGTTATTGACCTAAATCTACCGACACCAGTAGTATCAGACGGGACTACTAAAACTTTTATCTTTTCTTTCATAAGTTAAATGATAATCAAAAATAAAAGATATTTCAACAATAATAAAAAAAAAGTCCCATAAGGGACTTCTATAATTTTTTAGGTTTTTTTATTGGAGTTTTTTAACTTTAGATATTTTACCTTCAAATATATGTTTACCAACTTTGATTGTCATAATTTCATTAGATTTTTGAGTTGATTCAACCATTAATCCATTTTCAGTTAATACCTCCTCAACAGTTTCTCTAACAATTTTTTTAATATCATTGGCACTTAATCCAATACCACTATTTGAAGGTTGATGTTGAGGTTGTGGTTTGTTTTCTACAACAGTTTCTTTACGGGTACCCATTAATCTTGATGCTTTTTCAATAATATCATCTGATATTGTAGCTTGATATTGTTGAGCTTGTTGAATTGGGTGTTCCATCATTAACCTTTTAATTGCATCAGGTAATTTAGAATTTTTAATTCTATCTTCAGTGATTACTGCCGTAGACGCTTTTGGCATTTGAGGAGATGAAGACAAATACTCTTCAGGTATGTTATAAGTTGACGGGATTGGAGCCTCGTCATATTCTCTAACTAATTGTTGTTGATTTGATTTTTTAGGTGTAATACCTCTATCCATATCATTATGTCTATCCATTATCTGTTTAGACACCATTAATTTCTGCATTAAATCATTCATTTTCTAATTCAAATTTTGTACAAACTTTTAATCCTACCATTCCTTTATCATCAGGATTATAATTTGGTCTGATTACGTCAAATTTATCTCTAGGGTCTACTGAAAAGTTACCTATTCTATCAATCCTAAATAATCTCCACCCCGGTAATGGTTGGTCACCAATTTGTGCGGTGTGAGACGCTCCTTCTCTTTCCCATGCTCTTATTACTTTATTCCCTCTTTTTGAGGTTCCGTAACAAAAAGGTTCAATTACACGAAGTCCTTTACCTCCATTATCTTTACCATTGTAGTAAATTGTAACCAAATTTCTATTTTTAATAGCATTGGTTATTTCATCGATACTAGCTTCAAAAATAAGTTGTTTTATTACGTTGTAAAGCTTCATTCTGCAGATGGAAACTGATATGGTTTACTTGAGTTAAATTTATTAATTTTAATATCGTCTTTTCTTTCGATTTGGTCTTGTCTTGAACCTCCATTTGCAACATCTAAGAAAATACCTGTTCCTTTTCCTTTATCATCCCCATCAGCAATTGCGTCAGGATTTGTAACTCCATATTCATTTTTTTCAGGTTTATAGTCATTTCTAACTATTAAATCTTTTCTAATTTTATCAGCAATTGTTGATAAATTATTTGATGGTTGTTCTAAATTTATTGGGTCTTTTGATGCCATAATTTTATAATTTTTTCATTATTTCGTTTATTCGTTTTAAACTATCAACAACTTCTTGGTCATAGTTTTCGTATAATTTTGAATGTGGTTTATTAGTTATATTTCTTGGGTCACTCTTTTGGTGAGTAGATAAAAATTGGTTTTGCATACCTGAATCACTCGCATCTCTTTTTTGTCTATGAACACTTCCTCTATCTGAACCTAAATTTTGTGTGATAAAAGATTTTAAAGTACTCAAATTTTTATCACCAAATTTACCATTATCAATATCGTGAAGTATTTTTTTCATATTTTGATATGTTAAATAACCATTTGTAAAAATATTATGAATAGTTCTTTCATCTTTAAAATTTTCTAAAGACGTTAATACGTTGTGTGGAACTTGGTATTGGTTCCCGTACATTTCACTATTCATTTTTTCAGTATTTTTACCAAGTCATTTATTTCAATACCTTCTTTATCTGCTAATTTTTTAATATTTTCTAAATTTTTTGTCAAAATTTTACTTAAACCTGTTTTTTTTGAGATGTCTTTATCTGAAGATTTTTTTTTCATAACAATATCTTCCACCATCTTTCTCATCATTTCTTTTTTTTCTTCTTCTAAATTTTCTTTTTCGGAAATTGTCATTCTATCAATAAAACCTTTTTGGTTTTTAATTTTTTTAGGAACTCTTTTTAATTTTTGTCTATGTTTTTTAGTGTTAGGTTCTTTACCTTGTTGTCTTGTTCTTTCCGCCGCTTCATCTTTATCTAATCCTAATTCTTTAACAAATGTTTTAAAAGTTTCAGGCCCGTTTTTGTCTTTTGTTTCTTCATAACCAAACGCATCCGAAAAATCAATTTCATTAATAACTTCATCTGTTTCTTCTTCACCCTCACCCCAATACACACGATATCCACGAGTAATAGGGTTGTTAGTTTGTCTTGTTGCAACAACCTCTTGGTCCATTGTACCCTTTGGTGAAAGGTACGGATTATGTATTTGAATTTTTGAACTTAAAAAAGAACCGTCATAGTCAACTAATTCTCCAAGCTCGTCTTTCTTTTTTGTTAGAGTTTTTTTAACGTCAGAATTATTTTTTAATTTTTTTTCTTTTTGAATCTTTGAAATTGTTTTTTCAACCTCTTTTCTATTTTTTTTATCAAATTTCACAATTTCATCTTTCTTTCTAGCTTCACTTAAAGTGTTGCTGACACTAAAATAAACGGAAATAGTATCTTTACCCTCTTTGATATAGAAGTAATAAGGTGACAAAAAATATTCTTTATTAAATTCCATTTGGTATTTTACATATAAATACTTTGATTTAACTATTTATCAATAGAATGGCTCAACAGAATATAAATCAGTTCAATTTTAAAAAGTGGTATGTTAAACCTGTCCCAAAAATTTTTGACATTTGTTTAGCGTCAGATGAAAAAGATTATAACGAAGAAGTTGTATTTTCAACTAATCTTATTGGTTATAATGATGGTAATAGATTACCTATTTATTTTGATTTAAACAATCCTTTATCATCACAAGAACTAACAATTAATTATGGTGATTTTTTATCAGGTAATACTTTAGTTTCATTAAATTACTATAATCCACTAAATGAAGATTTAAATTGTTTAACGGCTTCTACATTATGTGATATTGGGTTAACAGGTATAGATAACGGTTTAGTTCCGCAGATGACTGGTGAAACAATCAATTATACGATGGGTCTATTTACCGGGTCGAGTAAGTGGGATAGATATCATTTTGATAGAAGAACAAAACTATTTCAAATAACGGGTTATACAAATCTTCCAAACGAAAGATTTTCAGGGAATACAAAACAAACTTTGTATAATATGGTTTCAGAATCAGGTTATACTATAACATATTACAATCAATTATATGGTGGTTTTTACCAAGGGTTCTTTAGTTTGTTTGGGTATGATTACGAAACATTCCCAAATAGAACAAACGAAGGGTGGACTGTTGAGATGTTGATTAGACCAAGGTATGTTGATGAATTTTATCCAACCAACACTCAAACAACTTTAAATTTAACATATCCTGAAAATGAAAATACTTTTTTCTATTTTGGGGCAAGAGCTGAGAATAAATTTTATCATCATGCGTCAGGTTCACCAGTTTCTGATAGTGGGTATACAAGAGTTACAAGTGTTTTATCAGGATGTTTAGAAACTTGTGCGTGTTCAAACACGGGTGTTACCAATTCAAGATGTATTGAAGTATACGAACCTTTAGTTTATAAAGCACAACATAATACCGATTGTAACTGTGGGTGTAACGCAACCACACAAGTCCCAAATAGTGACAAAGACCCGTTATACGACTCAATGTCAAACTCGTTTTCATTGAGATTATCTGGTGACCCTAAAAATCCAAAAGTATGTGTTAAAGTATTAACATTTACAGGAGGTTGTGTTACAACAGGAACTTGTCCAACAACAGGAATTACCTATCAAACAGGTTATACTATTACAGAATATTGTTCATCAAATCAAATTTTTGATTATTGTGAAGATTTAAATTCTGATTATACAACAAAAGAACATTGGATTTTAGTGGATTGTGTGTGGGAAAGAAGTACTTACTTTGATACTTGTGATTTATATTATCGAGGGGGATTAGGATTAATTAGTGAAACAGAATATGTTGATAGTTTATCAAATAATAGTATACTACTTATTCAACCACCAATTACTCAAGAGGGAGCACCACCCGCAGAAGAGGTTGAAATAGTTAACCTAAATGAAAGATGGTTAATTGAGAGAGAAGACAGATTGGGTGTTTTAAAAATTTATATTAATGGAAGATTATTTTATGTAATTAATGGATTTGAAGAAGTTATTCCAAGAGCGTTAAACACAGAAAAAGAAAAACAATTAGGTGTTCCGTTTAATATATCTTGGGGTGGAGGTACACAAGGTTTAAGAGAAAGTTTAACTTTTACAGGATGTCCAACAACCTTAACAGGGTTGACATACATGCAAGACCCTGAGGTTATGCCAAATCAAACATTGTCAGGAACTTCATTATCAGGTTTAACAACCAATATACTATTAGAACCAACTTTTGGTGGAACGTTTGATGGGGCGATTTCTCAGTTTAGAATGTATACTGAACCATTAAGTTATCCTGAAGTTATACATAATTTTGATATTTTAAAAAGTCCGTTTTTACTTTTTGACTACGGATGTCCAGATTGTTCTGACGGATTGATTAACGATATTTGTTTATTAGTTTCAGGTAATAATCTTACAGTTACCTCAACTACTTTTGCTGATAGAACATTTAACTTATATTATGAAGTTTCAGAATCAAATCCAAGATATTTGATTACATCAGGTCAGACATTTCCATTTACAGTTAACAATACTACAATACCTAATTGTTGTTATAATAACTTTTATTTACACTTAATTGAGGATGACCAAACTTTAATTTTAACTTGTTTTGACCCAAGTCGACCAACACCAACACCGACACCTACCATCACACCAACACCATCGGTTACTCCAACTATCACACCAACACCATCGGTTACTCCAACAATTTATGCGTCACCAACACCAACAACAACACCCACACCAACTAATACTGAAACACCAACACCTACACCAACAAATACTCCTACCGTAACCCAAACCCCGACTAATACAGCAACTGTAACTCAAACTCCAACTAATACTGTAACACCAAGTCAAACCGCAACAAATACACCAACCGTTACACAAACTCCAACAATAACATCAACCCCAACTAATACACCAACAGTGACTAAAACACCAACGGTAACTCCTACAACCAGTTTAACTCCATCACCATCACCGGCAGAACCTTTAAATATGTATGTTATTGGTAATGAAAAAAATGGTGACTGTTCAGTATCAAGTATGGTAGTTCAATATAGAAATATAAATGGTAATTACGTTAGTCAAACTTTAGGTTCGCTTAGTGATATTGGTTATATGACAGTTATATCTTATGCAAGTTACCCACCAAGGTGGATATCAGGTCCAGCGTCACCTGATGGATTTGATTTAATTGACTTAGGGACTTATACATCAACAAGTTGTTATAATTTTCAATTAACAACTTATTGTCAAACATTACCACCTGACTTAACTTTAAATTATGTAGATTGTAATGGCGTGAGTCAAACTATAGATTATGCTGGTGAAAGTGTTTATACATTCTCCGCTAGAACATTCACTGCTGAAAACAAAATACAAATTCAAAAACAACCTTAAATTTAATTTGACTTATAATATTTGATTGGTTAATCTTACCACATAAGGTAAATTCCGACCTTAATTCGGAAGCAAATACACCATTTTAAATTTTATGATATCAAACGAAGAAATTGAAAATTTCCTTCAGGGAAATGATGACGAAAAATATATCGTCAGTGTAGAATACGATTACGTCAAAGATTGTGTTTGGAAAATTCTTGAACACCCAATTCACGGAAAACAAATTAAAAAAGATACCTTCATCCCATTTGCTTGGGTAGGTGATTTACGTGGATTAAACTTTTATAAATCCTCAAAAGCGTTACAGAAAGAGGCAATGACAAAACATAAAATTGTCATTGAAAAATTAAGAACAGATGGTAACGAAAGATTAGAAAAAGGTTTAACTTTTATGGTTAAATCACTGAACGGATATCGTTCACTCATTCAGTTTTTTAGAGATGGTGGTGTTGACCCGTGGGGTGAAACTACAAAAGGTTTAGTATTAATATTACCCCCTGTAGAACAATTCTTGGTTACAAAAGAAAAACGATTATTCAAAGGATTTGATGATTATAATAGTATCACAAGATTTGTATTTGACTTGGAGACGACCGCATTAGAACCAAAGGATGGTCGTATATTCATGATAGGGATGAAAACCAATAAAGGTTTTAGTGAGGTAATTGAGTGTTCAGATGAAGACCAAGAAAGGGAAGGTATTATTAAATTTTTTAATACCATAGATGAACTTAAACCAAGTATCATTGCATCTTATAACGGATTTAACTTTGACTGGTTATGGATTTTTGAACGAGCCAAAGCGTTAAAATTAGATATTAAGAAAATTGCCAAGACATTAAATCCAATCAACCCAATCAAACAGTCTGAAAGTATGTTGAAGTTGGCAAACGAGGTTGAGAGATTTAATCAAACATCCATGTGGGGTTATAATGTTATTGATACATTACATGCCGTTAGAAGGGCTCAGGCAATCAATTCATCCATCAAATCAGCAGGTTTGAAGTATATCACCCAATACATCAAGGCAGAAGCTCCTGACCGTGTTTATATTGACCACACAGACATTGGTCCGTTCTACTCAAAGAAAGAGGAGTTTTGGTTAAACATACAAAACGGAAAATATAAGAAAGTGGGCGTTGACCCAAAGATTGATGACGCTTGTTCCAAACATTCAAGTATCTACATTAAGACAACAGGTGATAATTTGGTTGAACGATACCTCGACGATGACTTAGAAGAAACTTTAACGGTTGACGAAGAATTTAACCAAGGTTCATTCCTATTAGCATCTTTAGTTCCAACAACATACGAAAGAGTTTCAACAATGGGAACGGCAACATTATGGGAAATCCAAATGAGAGCTTGGTCATATAAGAACATGTTGGCAATTCCTAAAAAGAATGAAAAAACAGAATTTGTAGGAGGGTTATCACGATTACTTAAAGTAGGATTTTCTACCGATGTATTGAAACTTGACTTCTCGTCACTTTATCCTTCAATACAACTTGAACACGATGTATTTCCAACTTGTGATATTACAGGAGCGATGAAGGGTATGTTAAATTACTTCCGTAATACTCGTATTAAGTATAAAAACTTGGCTAAAGAATATCAGGATATTGACAAAAAACAAGCAACATCATTTGACAGAAAACAATTACCAATTAAGATTTTTATTAACTCCATGTTTGGAGCTCTATCGGCTCCACAAGTATTCCACTGGGGTGATATGTATATGGGCGAACAAATTACCTGTACAGGACGACAATACCTTCGTCAGATGTTACGTTTCTTTATGAAGAGAGGATATGTTGCGTTAGTGTGTGATACGGATGGTATGAACTTCTCATTACCTGAAGGTGGTGTAGACGATAGAAGATATATCGGTAAGGGTAAGAATTGGTTAGTTAAAGAAGGTAAAGAATACACAGGCTACGACGCAGATGTTGCCGAGTTTAACGATATGTTTATGAAAGGGGCTATGGGATTAGATTGTGATGGAACATGGAAATCGTGTATGAATATTGCTCGTAAGAACTACGCAACAATGGAACATAATGGTAAGATTAAACTTACAGGTAACTCCATCAAGAGTAAGAAACTACCACTTTACATTGAGGATTTCTTGGATAAAGGAATTAAAATGTTATTGGAAGGTAACGGACAAGATTTTGTTGAGTGGTACTATGAATACTTGGAAGTAATCTTTAACCAACAAATTCCTTTAATGAAGATTGCTCAAAGAGCGAAAGTAAAACTATCTATTGACGATTACAACAAACGTTCAAACGAAAAAACGAAGGCAGGACATATGATGTCAAGACAAGCACATATGGAACTTGCAATTCGTGATGGTATTGCAGTGAGTTTGGGTGATGTGATATTTTATGTTAATAACGGTCTTAAAGCCTCACACGGGGATGTCCAAAAGGTAAATGAAAAAATGTCTAAGCAAGAAAAAGACCAATATAGTTTATTTCATGGTAAAGAACCTGTGTTAGGTTCACACGTCCAACTTAATTGTTATCGTATTGACCCCTCAGATTTAGAGAATAACCCTACTATGACAGGTGAATATAACATTGCAAGAGCAGTTGCCACTTTCAACAAACGTATTGAACCATTATTGATTGTGTTTAATGAAGAAATTAGAAATAATTTAATTGTTACTGACCCTAAAGACAGAGGTTTATTTACCAAAGAACAATGTAGACTAACCAATGGTATTCCTTTTGAATCAGGTGACCAAGATAGTATTGAAGATTTGTTAACTATTACAGACCAAGAAATGGTATATTGGGGTAAACGAGGAATTGACCCTGAATACATTTACGAGTTAGCTGAAGAAGGGTGGGAAGAGATGGTATAATGAAAAAAGGAATATGTTAAAAATACATATTCCTTTTTTTTATGATTGTTTTAATCCGTCTGAGGAAACTACAAACCACGAACCAAATGCATAATATAGTTCAACACAAGCACCTTTTTCAATATTAATTTCACTATACTCTTCATCAATCAACCCCTCAATTGGTTTGATTTTTGTATTTGTAAGGGCTTTTACTATTACGTGGTCAGTATTGTTATGATTTAAAATGATTTTAATTTCATCTAATTCTTTTGTAATAACTACTGATTCTCCTTCTGTTGTATAACTTTCGTCTGAAACCATACATACTTCAGATGTTGTTAAAACTTGGTTCCCAATAACACGTCTCATCGGAATTGATTTTTGTATACTCATAAAATTATATTACATACATATTTCTTGGGAACGCTCTGAACTTCATTTGTTTGTTAAGATTTTCAGCAATTAATGCCTCACGTTCCATTATTTTTTCAGGTCTTAATCTTGTCAATCTACCATCTGCGCCAATTAACTCCTCAATCAATTTTGTTTTTTCATCTTTACCCTCAGTTGCTAAAGTTGCGTAATCCATTGTTAATTCAGAGTCAGGTGTCTTTAAGTTTCCTGAATATTTTCCTCTAACTTTTGATAATGTTTCTTTACAACTTGCTACAAAATATCTTCTAACCCACTGTTGTGCGGGGTCATTTAAGTCAACCCAACCAATTGAATTCATCGGAACATCTGAAGGAAGTTTAATAATATCAGGATTTGCAGCTAAACAAGCATCTCTATCCTGAGGTCCAACATCGTAATACCAATACCATACTTGGTGATGGTTTAATGATGAACTACCAAAGTCAAATTTACCACCAGGTGTCTGCATTAAATGAATTGCCTTTTTACCATTAGGTAATCCTGTTATTCTATAAGTTAAATCACCACCAATAATTCTTCTTTGGATATTAATTTCTTGCATTCTTAATAACATATCAAATGCGGATGTCATAAAGTATGAACCCGAACCACCCATTTGAGCAAAACCACCAGGTCCACCAATGCCTGTACCACCTAAAGCCCCAAAACTCCATGGGTCAAATAATACATTATTTAACGTTGCCGGTGTAAACCATAATAATTCATTGATTTCACGACCTGCGGGTATTTCATAAATCTGTTGGTTTGGAACTAATGTGATATAATCTTTTTTAAGTTCCCAATCACCAAGAGGTGATGATTGTAAACCAACTATTTTAGAGTATGCCTGAGCATATCTGTTTTCGTAATCTAAACTCTTAGTTACAAATGCTCTTGATAATGATTGTGTATCTAAATTTAAATTATATAATGAAGTCCATTGTGATTCAATTAACCAATCTTGAACATATTGGGAGTAATCCCCGATAGAAAATTCCAAGATTGAATCCATTTGTTCATCTTCTAATTCAATTGAACGAATTGGTGCTCCGAGTACGTGTCTAACTTTTGTATATAGTTGACTTCTGTATGGTTCTGCGATTATTGTATTCATGAAGTGATATTTTTATATAAATATCAATTCACAGTATAAATTAAATCTTGTGTTGGGATTTTAAACATACTTGAACTAAAAGCGACAGTTTTGTTTTTAAAAATATAAACTTCTTTATTAATATTTGAGAAAATTAATAAGTCGGTATTAAACTTTTTGACAAAACCTTTAATTTTAATATTATAGAAACCGTCAATTACTTCCATACTTAAAATTGGTTTAACTTGAGCGTTTTGTATTTTGTTATCAAAATTCACTGTTAAATCAGTTCCTGCAAAATCTTCTTTTGAACCTAAACTACCAACTACAACTGCAGTTCCTTCACCAAATTCTTGATTGATTTTTTTTGCGACATACTCCTCAAGTTGACCACCTTTGTCATGTGTTCTTTTTAAAAGTTTCATAATCTTATCAAGAGTTTTAGACCCTTTAAAAATTCTTTCACCAAAAAACTCCATATAAGAACAAAATTTATTTATTTCTTCTACTTGTTGTAAAGGTGTTACCCCAATAAAATTTAATGTGGGTTTATTTAGTTTCGTAAGGACTGCGTTTAAATCATCAACTAAAATCTTAAACCCAATATAATTTGTATTTAATTTATTAATTACTGAACGACCTGGTTGTTCCAAGTCGTAGATACCTGAAGATGAACCTTCAGAGTATTGATTGTTTTCACTCCACTTATCAGATAAAACTCTTTTCAATGTATTGTCAATACATCTTCTATAAGCCCAAAGAACATTTTTGTTGTTACTAAAAATATCTGAATAATCAGATACGTTTTCGTATAAAAGTTTTTTTTGTGAAATTGACTCGTTCAATTTTTTTTCAGTTTTTGATTTGTATAATTCGTTAACAAATTCCCAATTGATTACTTCCCAGAAATTCTCAATATATTCGTCTCTTTTGTTTTGGTATTTTAAATAATATGCGTGTTCCCATAAATCCAAACCTAACAACGGAAAACCACCTTGATTAATTATATTCATAAGTGGGTTGTCTTGATTTGAGGTGGACATTACTTTTAATCTACCCGTATCGGTTAATACTAACCAACACCATCCTGAACCAAATCGTTTTCTTGAAATTTCTTCAAATTTAGTTTTGAAGTTACGATACGTCCCAAATTGTTTAACAATTTTTTCAAATACTTTTCCACTTGGTTTTTGTGGTGTGGGGGATAACATCTTCCAAAACAATGCGTGGTTAAATGCTCCACCTGCGTTATTTCTTATTGTTGTATTATATTTTGATATTTGTTTAACAATATTTTCCAATTCAACATCACCATAATCTTTTTTACGAAGAGCTGAATTTAATTTTTTAACATACCCTTTATAATGTTTTTGATAATGAAACTTCATTGTTTCAGGGTCAATAAATCTTCTTAACGAGGCGTATCCATATGGTAGTTTATCAATACCAATGGTTTTCATTTCATTAATAAAAAATTTGGTTTCAGGTTGAGTTTCCTCACCTAACAAACGACTAACTAATGACTCTGATACTATATTTAACGATTTCATTAATTATAAATACTTACTTACTATTGATTTCGTTAAGTATTTGTTCAACAATATCTACAGAACTTTCGTCTATATCACCCATAACCGTACCAATTATTTGTTTCTTTCTTGTAAGAATGTCATAAATAACTCCTTCAATAGAGTTATCAAATAATGGGTAGTATATTGAAACTGAATTTTTTTGTCCATATCTATATGCTCGGTCTTCAGCTTGGGCATGTTCAGCAGGTACAAATGATAAGTCGTTCATAATAACGGCCTCACCAGCGGTAAGTGTTAATCCAACTCCCGCAGCTTTCATGTTACCACAAAAAACTTGTATTTTATCACTCTCTTGGAATTTGTCAACAGCATCTTGTCTTGCAGGTTTTGATGTTGACCCATCTAAATAAACAGATTTCTTACCAAAATGTTCGTGTATCTTTTTTAAAGGTTCGGTGAAGTTACTGAAGATAATAACTTTTTTACCCTGTTCAATAATGTTCTCGGCAAGTTCAATTGTAATAGATATTTTTTCTTCAGCAATTACCTGTCTTACTTTCATAAGTTTTGAAAACTGAACTGAGAGAGACCTTGACTCATCTTGTCTATTATTATACCAATCATAATACTCACCCATCAACCCTTCATACAATCTTGATTTTAAACGAAGATAAACAGGTGTGATAATTTTTTCAGGTAAATCTAAAACTTCAGTCTTTAATCTTCTTAATATTTGACGTGAAGTTCTTTCTCTTAATTCTTCTAAATTAGATGCTCCTGTCACATTCCAAATCTTTTTACCACCAACTCTAAACTGATACCCACCACAATATCTAATTGCATATGCTTGCCAGTTTTGACTCACAGGACTATCAATAAGTTTTAAGATATTATAATAATTCATGGGACGAGAAGTCATTGGTGTCCCCGTTAATAACCAAAGTTTTTTAATGTTTTTGGTTACATCCATTATAATCTTTGTTCTTTGAGCCTGAGCATTTGAAACATAATGGGCTTCATCAATAATAACCAAATCAAATTTTGAATTAAGAATTGTTGAACCATTTTTATCTTTTGGGTCATGGAAGTTTTTAAGGATATCGTAGTTGACAATCACGTAATCCGCTAATTCAAACTTCTTACCCTCACAGATATAAACTGATTTGTCGGTATAGTTTTTAATTTCTCTTTCCCAATTTATTTTAAGAGACGCCGGACATATAATTAAAACTCTATTTGCTCCACTTTCTAATGAAGCAATCACCGCAGAAGTGGTCTTACCTAGACCCATGTCATCAGCCAAAATAAACTTATCGTTCTTTAATAATTTTTCTATTGCTTCTTTTTGGTGAGAGAGTGGTGGTCGGTTTTCATACTTAGTATAATTAACATCAACCAAGTTTTCGGTGTATTGTTTAATAACCGCAGCTCTCGGTATCCAAAAATCATGGATAGTCTCTCCACTAAAAATTTTACCCCAAATGTGATACGATTTATCTTTTTCAACTAAAATCTTTTCAACGTAGATTTTATCAGG